TCCCCTGTTATAGATGTGTTCCTAAAAGAAATTGTTCCACCTGTTGCAGTGCTTACCAAATAGATACCTTTTAATCGGCATCTTCCATCAAAGATAATAGCTTTGACCGCTGTTCCTGAACCAGCCTCAACATTACCCGCAGGATTACCTACTGCTGCAATTTGAGTGACTGTTGCAAAAGTGCTTGATCCTGTTGCTATATCCGCGTTTGCTCCTGTAATACTTTCTGTTTGAGCCGCGCCGTCTACATCCGTTCCAGTAACGGTAAAGGATATTCCACTATCGTTACCCGCAGAAGTAATCGTTACATTCCTTGGGCTATCGAAAGTAACGGCACCACCACTGGCTAAAGCTCCGCCTATAACCAAATTAGCGTTGTTTCCAACCGCTGCACTTGCTGAAATTCCATTTGGATCCGCCGCCGCTGATTCAATAAACGTGGATTGTACGTCTGAACCTGCCATATTATTCTCCTTTATAAAAGTGGTAGGGGTTTCCCCCTACCTTAATTATTAACTTGCTATGTCGTAACCAGTAATTGTAATCAGCAAACGTCCCGCAGTATATGCCGCGTGGCCTGTTCCCTGACCTACAAGATACAAATATTGAGCTGCCGCAATATCACCACCAGCAGTTAATGTTCCTGCCGCTTGCGTTCCGCCATTGATAACTTGAGTTTCTGTTAAATCTCCAATAGCGGTGTCATTAACGCCTGTGCCTTCAGTAGCTGAGTACAAGTCAATATCAGCACCACCACCAGCGGGGGCTTCTACACATTGCATGGTTACACCAAATACTGTGCCTGTGTTAGCAGTAGTAACCTGCCCAATGTAAGCAACACCATCACCATCTTTACCAATAATATCACCTGCGGTTCCACCATCTCTAAGACCTGTTAAATCAATCATTATAGTTGTTTTAACAATGTTTACATTAGTAGTAGTGTCACTTTTAAAACGCTCAACTTGTGTTACATACACTGCGGCAGTGCCTTCTATTCCTGCCGCTGTTGCAGCTTCGACAGCCATTTTATTACCACTGGTAATTGTAATAGCACCTGTTGTTGCATTTTTTGTTACGGTTTCAAAACCATTTTCCGAACGGACTGGACCGTTAAATGTTGTATTAGCCATATCAATCTCCTTGTCTTGGCAAATGTCAGCCGCACCATGCGACTGTCAAGGTGATTTTAGAATACATCAATTAAAAAGAAAAAGAAAGGGTCAAGCGTTAATACTTGACCCTCCCCCTATTTATTTATCTTTCTTAGCTTCTTCTGCAAGAATAAGTCCTAGGACAGCACATGCAACACCGATGAACAATAGTTCGCCCACACCCGATATCATTCCTATACCTATAACTCCTACACCTATCGCAGCATAACTTGATGGTTCAGACAGGCGACCAGTAATCCAATTTACAATTTTCATTTTACTCTCCTTTTTAAACGAAAAAAGGGCGACTAAATAGCCGCCCTCTCTATTTCTTAATAGTTCCGATTACGCTCCTGGCGAACCGAATACACAACGTGGATCCGAGAATCCGAAGCTGTAACGCTCTCGAGCCTTGTACCTCATGTTGCCTGTATCGAAGTCGGACTCCATGTTGGTAGCCATCGGAGTACGCTCAAAGTGGATAAACCCACGAGGTGCATCTGTTTTAACCCACCACGCATCTGGATCACTTAGGAAGTCATTGACAGCATAACCGTCAGGAACCATTCCCATTGATTTGATTGCGTTAGTGTCGTTATCAGCAGTGCCAACCCGAAGATTAGATACCATGATACGTTCTGCGATGAACTGAAGTTGACGTGGTAGAATTAACTTCATACCGCGAAGAGCAACTTTCATCCCACGCTCATCCACATAGCCAGCGATACTGATCAACGCATCTTCCAAAGAAGTTTCGTTTAAATCAGATGCAACCGCTGGTGTGTTTGATAGTGTCCCACCGTTTGTAAGAGGGTGTGCAGTTGAACAAAGTGCAACTCCATCTCCTCCGGCAGAAGCCCCACCAGTGAACGCGTTGTTCAAGATGCTTGCAGCTTTTACCTGTTTCGTGTGAGCCATTGACCTAGCAAGAGCACGGGTATATCGGCTTCCGAGACGATCATAAAGATTGTCTTCGATAGCTTCTTCCGTGATTGAGAATGCCAATGCAATGGTTTCGTTGTTGTAACGAGCAGTGAATGCTTCGTTAGCATCATCGAAACTTACGGCGTTGCCTTCCGACTTGTTCGGAGCGGCACCAAATCCAGAGAGCATCACCTCTTCTTCAAACGCTCTGTCTGAAGATTCAGTAGTATAGATCTCTGCATGTTGGTTTTCGTACCTGTCATACTCCATGCCAAATAAGGCATTGAGACCAGGCTCTAGCTCTTTTGCTAGTTGTGCGCGTGATATAGCCATTTTCTAGTCTCCTATACGCCAGTTGTTGAAACAGTACCCGCCGCAATGGAGCCAGTTGGCGCATTGAAGTGGTTATTGATTCTAACGATTAAAGGGATACCAGCGACAGTAAAGTCTTCATTATCAACATCGTCTTGGATGCCCATAACTCTAAGAGCTAAAGTGTTGGTGGTTGCGACAGTATTTAGATCCGCAGTTCCAGATGATATACCAGTACTATCAGTACCAGAGTTGCCATCTGCAAGAGCGATGTTTGAGAAGACCGCTGTGCGAACCTCTGCTTCAGTGTTGTAGCCAGCTACTACATTAGATGTAGCAATTGAGAACAATTGATTTGGACTGTCATACAAGAAAGCTTTGACGGGGAAATTTGTATCCGCGCCAGAACCAGGCCAGTAATTAGACCAAGTCATTTTTCCAGTGGAACTTGAGACATATTCACAGCCCCAGAAAACACCGACAATAGAGACGTTACCACCAGCCGCAGCTTGTAGATCGTCAATAACTCCCGCCGCCAACGGAATAACCGCTTGGCCTTGATAGAGTTTGTTAGTGTTTGCTGCCGCTATGCGATACTCGCTCAAACCAGTGGAATTGGGTGTAGCACCCTGCATACTTATCGGTCTAAGACCGTATGCGCCATTAGTATTTGCCATTATAGCACCTCATTAATTATTCAGAAGAGGGTTTTCCTCTGCCGAAGGTTACACGACTTTGCCTACTCTGATGAATAGGCATCAAAGGATTTTGTTCCTTCATTAGATCTTGATCGACTGCGGCCATTGCTTCGGGGGTCCGGGTCCCGTAATACTCGTTTCTTTCATTGGCGGTTTCGATAGGTATTCGACACAACATTAAGCCACCATTACCAATAACTCCTGCAAATTTACCATCTTCGATGGTCGGAGCTTCATAGTCAGGATACTCTTCAGAACGAACGGGTTCCCATCCTTCACGAAGTTTAGCATGAACATTTGTCTGGTCATCCTCTCCTCGCATAGATGTTCGTATCCAACGATGCACATAACCCGCTGGGGCTTCTGGGGCATCTAGGCGACTGGGCGGTGCCCAGGGTTTTCTGCGCGTTTGTTTTTCTCGCGTCTCAGTTGATCGTGGTGCTCTTGCTTCTGCCATGTTTTTAATCCTTCACATACTTTGCATATTCCGAAATAGGTACATTAAGCTTCTTTGCCATCGCAACTTGCGATGGAGTTAGCGTCACGGTCCTGCGCCCCTTTTTAGTGTTGCGAGATGCGGAAGATCCAGCGGGTGCGACCTGGGTACTTCCTCCCGTTTTCTTAACGCCTAATTTTGCCGGAAACTCCGACAATAATCTGCGATCTACCTCAGTATAGTACTCATTTGACAGCGGGTCAAACCCTTCTTCTTCTACCATCTTACGATGAATGCCAAATGCAGCATAAGTCATAACCTCATCCTGACCAAACCAAGTATTCTTTTCTGCCCAATCTCTAGCTTTAGGATCCTCCTGTCGAGGAGGAGGAGGCGGTGCCGCTTGTTGCGGTGCAACAGCCTGTCTTTGTTCTTCGGGCTGCGCTTGCTCTACAGACAATCTTTGATCAGCACGTTGTTTTGCAACATTATACCTGTCAGAGTCTATAGTTGCACGAGACAAATATTCTTGCGCCTTGACTACAGCATCTGAATCACCGGACTCATACGCGTCCTTGTATGCCTGTCTAGCTGATTGCAACTGTGCATCAACTTTAGCTCCATACTGATTCAAGTAACCACTATCTAGCTGTTTGTTATGAGCCTTTAGATTGTTGTTTTCCTGCAACAACTTCTCAGCAAATCTTTGAGCTTCTTCTTTATCACGTTTTTCTTGATGGTACTTTGCTGTTTGTTTTTTAATTCGGTTCTGAACATTCTTACTATACGTTTCAAGTTCATCGCTTGGCTCTTCAGGTGCCTCTTGTTCAACTACTGTCTCAGTTGCAGGCTCCTGCGTAGCAACTTTTTCTTCAGGTGCATCGCTCTCAGTTTCTTCTACTTCAACAACAACTGGTTCTTCTGCGTCACCAGCTTGCTTGACTTCTGTTTCTTCACTCATGACTCTCTCCTAAATATGTTTAACGTCATCTGGTTCTAAAATAGTAGCAATAACTTCGTCATCATTTATGATGCGAACTTCGCCACCATCAATTTTAAAACGAGATCCAGCATAACGACCAATGCAAACCCATTGACCTTGCTTGCACCAAGGCTCTGCGTCTGGTCCGAACTTGTTCGGATCCTTGTAAGCCATCGGACCAACTCGCATAACATAAGCAACAACAGTAGCTACTGCTTCTCTTTCACGAATTTCATCTGGAATAAATAGTCCACCACCAGTTTTAGCTTTCCCCTGGTACGGCATAACTAAAATACGCCACCCTGTAGGTTGAGGTAATCTTTCGACTAATGGTTGATCTAAGAGTGAAGGGTCTAAAACCCTTTCATCGGCGGGTATATACGCGCTGTCAGCGATAGAAGACGACTTCTCAGCCTCCTTTTCAGCTTTCCTTTTCTGCGCGACATGTTCAGGAAGATATAAGGTCTTCGACATCGTCTGCGTTCTTCTCCAGCAGGGCTTTAATTTCTTCTCTGGCAAAGGCAACGCCCCGTATCTCACCTACCAAAGATTTGTACTGCTCCCAGTCCTTAACTGCACCGTTGGAAAGAGCATCAGATATGTTCTGTTCTCTCTCCTTCAATACCTTATACATATAGCGAGCAAATTCAACGCCGTCTAGCACTTAATAGATTCCGCTAAATAAATTTGGTTTTACTTGAGCTCCTTGGCCTTTAGCATCCACTTTACCGCCATCTTTGTACTTAACCATGCCGCCGCCCATCATGCCTTTAACACCTCGGCCTTTAAGAATGTCCTTCTTAGTAACCTTGCCGTCTCCAGTTAAGTCAGGAAAGTTTCCTTTAACCTTGCCGCCATCTTTGTACTTCATCTTTTTCTTTTTTCCCATTGATCCACACATGAGAGTATCCTTTCTATTACACTGCCATTTCTAATGCTGCTTCCAGCGTCTCATCGTTTCGTCTTGTCCATCCTCTACCAAAAGTATCGAACGTACTTAGACCTTCATAAAATTCCTGCCTTGCTTTATGCATAGGAACTATTATTTCTTCTGGAGCCATCTCTTCTACAGCTCGAAGCGTCATCGGTCCAATACCGCCATCTGCTTCCACACCAACAATTCGTTGCAATGCTTTGGCTGATCTACTCATACCACTGTTAACGCCCCAGTCAAACACGCACCAATCTACACCACTAGGTAACTCATCACAGCTACCTCGATCCCAATAATTGTTTTTGTATATTGGAGCTACGTCATCCACAGTAAGATCTCTCATCTCTTGTTCAGAGACTTCTCTTCCAACCCAGTCCTCATATACTTTTTTAGTAACACCGTGATTAGTGATCCCACCTGGATCGCTCGGATGATTTACAAAACCCCCTTCGTGCTCTAGTAATAAGTGTAAACAATGCTCGTAATTTTGTATCACTTAAGCTTTCCTTTTCTTAGCTTTCTTTTTAGGGAAGCCTGCCTTCATATTGGCATAGGCCTTTGGACTAATCGTGCTTTTCTTTTTAGAACGAGAAGTACCTTCTTTTTTTCTTTTATTCATGTTTGCATATAAACTCATTTAACTTTCCTCGCTTTGTCTATTGCCCTTGAGCCGAACCAAAAAGATAGTATAGCCGCAAAGATACCCTTAGTTTCGTCATCCCACAAGACATTTATGGCTTCCGAGAAATTAGTGCCAGCTTTTAATGCTTCCATTAATAACGTAATCTCTATCGTAGCAAACAACAAAAAGAAAGCATAAGTGATTACGGGCCTTACCGATTTCTGTAACCCCGATATAAAACCAACACCTTGATTTATACTTATGTCATGTTGGATAAGACGATCATGCTCGTTATCTGCGCCCATTGTTTCGTACATGCGAACGTCATGGTCGTAGCCTGCGGCTCTTAATTCAGCCATCGTTCGCATTTTTTCTAATTCAAATTTATTGTCTTGTTTCTTAGCAAACGCATCCGTAATAGCCGGAACCGCCGAACTAGCAAACCCAAGAACAGAACCTAATAATGCAAACATGTTATGCCTTCGCTTTCTTTTGTGCAGTCTTTGAAAGATCTTTGAAATGAACTAATGTTTTGGAAGTCTTAGTGTGGGTCTTACCAGTATGCAAAGAACCATCTGACATTTTATGCATACCTCCTTTATGCAGCGTACCATTTTTAAGGTAGTGTTTTTGACCTTTACCCATTTTATCCTCCTATTTCATTTTTGTTTTGCTTAGAGCCGTAGCCCCCATAAATCCTAATACTACCCCCATCTGTGCCACAAGGAAAGTATTTAAAAATCCAGAGGCACTCTCCATCCTAGTGATGTTTATAATTGGGGTTAATAAAATGATAACCGTAACAATACTAACACCCATTGAGATCCAAGCCATTAATCTTTGTGTGTCGGCTTGCTTGTCTTCGTTCTCTAGCCTCACCCACATAGCATGACGATCCATCTCTTCGTCCGTGACGATCCCATCTCCATCAGCATCAGCCAATGCGTACTTACTGTCTTTCTGTAACTTCTTACTCATTTTCTTTTCCTTACTTAGATATTGGGAGGCTCACAGGATGTTGGAAACATGCCTCTGGATTTCCCTGACCAGCCTCAGTTAAGAACGTAGTAGCCGCTGGTTGTTGACCCATAGGACACTTACAATTAGCAATTCCATTAGGCCCTTTCTCGCAGTTCCATGAGAAACAATTACTAGCCCTCGCACCTTGGTTTAAATTGGCATCGCACTTCTGGACAACAACTTTCATGTTGCGAGGAAGTTTACTGAAGTTACTCGCCTCCTGTGGATACATACTTAGTGGAGCAAATAAACTCCAGACATGTTCGCTGTCAGTCGGTTTGCACGAACCTTGCATATTGCCCATTGTGGTATCGGCAATAGCATCCCCAAATAATACTGGACACTTACAGGTAACTTCTGGGTATCTTTTACCAGAGCTTGCCGTAATGATTCTACCCGTAGGCTGACATGTTGATGCCGCGCAAAGTGCGTACTCTCCTTTGCAGATAGTTAACTCTGCGTAAGCCGGCGAGACCATCAGAGTTAATAATACTATTAAATATCTCATCTATTACCCTTTCTATTTAAATCCACCCAGTGCTTTCTTGATTTGATCTTCCATCTCAGCCATAAGGT